CCAGTCAGTACTTGTCCGGTATCATTGACAGTCACATTAGACAACGTATACGCTGTACTAATAGCTTCTGTTGTTACCAGACATCCGCCGAGCGGATTCCACCCGAAAGCCGGTATTGTAGATTTGACATAACTGCTCAAATTAACAAACCAGTCGGCAACAAAGGAGTACGAGGTTAATTGTAGCGGAAGCAACATTAACCCTTTAAAGTCGAACCCGAGATTGTTAGCAAAGCTAACGTACCCGGAATCAAGGTGCATACCTCTAACTACAACCGAATGAGCAGTCTGGCATTGCCAGGTGCTTGTAAGGCCATCATTATTAGTGACACCAACGAAAACCTTGGAATTAGAAATCTGTTCCTTGGCTCGACTCGTAACTTCCTTATGTCCGCCCGCTTTCGACAGGCCTGCTATCGCATTTTTGATATCTTTCATCAACGGGGAAATCCCATAACGATATAAAAGATAACCATCCGAAACCTCTTTCATGAGGCCCCGAGACAGCGAAGACCGTTGAGCGCTATTGAGTAATCTCGAAGAGAGATCCTTAAGACGCGTCAACGGGTTCTCTAGAAGCGATAACACTTGGCGATATTCAGCAGCTGATTCCCAGAGTTCTGAGGAACCAGTGCCTATCTTCGACCAAGTTTCCGTAGAGACAGCCCTCTTAACACGCAGTATTTCACTGGCGTCGAGAGAGGTAGCTAGCAAGGGCAAAGAATGCCCATGGTCGTTTGCTGCAACACGTGGCGTAAGTAACGCAACGTATCCGCTGCCAATTCTTGTCTGAGCCTTAGTGCCATCAGGACAGAAATTAGCTACGGAAGTGAACAAACAACCACTGCCAGCATCGCTAACCGTTATTTCCTCCTTGTACATATCGTTGAAGAATTTCTCTCCAGCTTTCTGTCTTTGGTGGAAACGCGGTATTACGTAGTCTAACATCAAACGCCGCGATCCAGTCAAGTAGTAGCCAGCCGTTCCCGTACTTTGCCAATGTTTGGCAGAGCATGAGATCGGATAGCCCTCCTTGGTTATGGGTTTAGCGACAATCTGATAATCACTACGTATGCGTTGCTCCATGGGGATACTCCTGTGGGTGACGATCAGAGCAATGATAACAAATCATTGGTGATCGTAGATAACCTTTTCAGATTAGCTTACCGTAAGTATAGCTGTAGACCTTCGATGACTTCCAAAAGACTGGCCAGTTCCTCATTACTGAGGGGCTCAAGGTCAACGAGCGCAGGCACTGCATTTCTTTCGAAACGCGAATGCATGCTTTTAATCGCAAATATGTACCAAAGTCGTAAGACTTTAGGTCCATACAGGCGCTCGTTAATTTTTGATGGATTATCGAAAATCATACAGCTATT